CACCATCTTCCCATAGGCACAGACACACCATGCGCCTCGGCAGGCCGTAATCCGGCTACAGAGGGAAACGGTATCCAGTTACCGTTCCACACGCGTCTTTCCCTAGTGTTTCACGTGAAACATCGTGGGGCATTGCCCTCACAAACGTCCCATCGAAGGCCCTTAACCGTGTACACATTGGACATAACCGTGTACGCTTATCGGCATGACCAGGCCCAAGAGCGCTGACCCCAGAACGCCGGTGACGATCCGGCTGCCGATGTCCGTGATCGAGGCTTACCAAGCCGGTGGGCGAGGATGGCGTGATCGTATGGAAGCCGCCCTGGTGGACGCGGTCAGCGGAGCTGTGAGAGCCCCCGTGGCCAGGCCAGAGCCCGACCATGTCACCCTCCCCGCCAAGCAAGCAGCGCCTAGGCGCTCACCACCCCTCGGCGGCTTCGACCTAAACAAGGTGCCCAAGGCCAAGCGCATCATCTCATGGGGTACGAAGGGGCCTATCTATGAGGAGTGAGCGCGCCATGCCTGTGTGACCGCAGAAAAAACCCTCCCACGCATCAGCATGGGTCGAGGAGGGCGGCCGGCATCGAAAGCCGGTGGGGGGGTGTCTGTATGGTTATAGGTCTGCCATGTGAAATTTTCCGACCTACAAACCCTGATCTACACACGTAAACCACGGGAGGGCTGCCATGGCGTATATGGACTGGACGGATGCTGAGGTGGTTGCGCTGACGCGTGAGCGGCGTCGGGAGCGGCTGCTGGGCTTGTACATGGCCGAGGAGGTAGATGTCCCGGCTGTGCGGGCGGCCTACATGCGGCTGCATGGATCGCCGCTTCCTGAGGGGCCGACAGTGGTTCGGTTTTCGGTTCTGGACAAGCCCTCGGTGGGGTTTCGGGCGGTTGTGCAGGTATTCAACGTCACGGATCGCCGGGCCGGGGCGGCCAAGCGCTGGCGGGAGCGGGAGTGGAGGGCCGGCGTTCGCACGTGTCACTACTGCGGGGAGAAGATGGTTTGTCCCCCGAAGAATGGGCCTTGCGGCCCCATGGCGGCGACGGTGGACCATCGGCATCCGCTGGTCCTGGGCGGGGATGATGCGCCCTGGAACTGGGTCATGGCCTGCTGGACGTGCAACAACGACAAGGGCGGACTGAGCGAGGAGGAGTTCATCTCGAACCGCCGCCGTAAGGTAGCGTAGCCCCACCATCCTACCTTGCCTATCCCCCCGACGCCATGTAGTTTTTGTGGCCATGCCCTCGACCTCGAACCGTCAACACAACTTCATGGAGATGGTCGCCCATGACCCTGCGGCCGCCAAGCGGGTGGGCGTTCCTCAGTCCGTGGGACAGGATTTCGTGAAGGCTGACATGGCCAAGCCCGTAAAGCCCTATGCGCCGAAGGCCCCGGCCACGCGCGCCGTGAAGCTGGCGGGAGCCCTGGCAAGCTGGGCGCGTCCCCACCAGACGCCCCGGATGATCAAAGAACCGAAGCCCCCCGGTGTCTGACGGCCTTCGCCCCATCGGGGAGTTCCTCGCCGAACAGCAACCCAATGTGCTGGGGTCCGTCCCCGCCATCAAGCGCGGCAGGAAGAAGAAGCCCCGCTATGTCTCCAAGGCAGATGTCAGGGAAGTGGTCTTCGATTTCGTGGCAAGAAATTCCCAGGCCCTGGAGTCATGGCTGGGTGAAATCTACGAGAAGGACGGCCCCAAGGAGGCATTCTATGCCATGACCAGCCTTCTGGAGTACAGCCTGCCGAAGCTTCAACGTAGAGAAGTCACCGGAGCCGACGACGGGCCGGTGGAGATCAAGATCAGCTGGGGGAATGAGGAATGATACTTGCGTTCGCGCTGATCGTCGTTCTGGCCATAGCCAGCTTCACGGCCAACGTTGCTCTGCGCCGCCAGCTGGAAAATGCCGAAAAGCGCATAGAGTGGCTTGAGGCGCAGAACCTTGCCCGGTGGAGCGCGCAAGAACAGCTTCAGCGGCAGGCGGGGTTTGCGCAGCAGCACCCCTTCGGACAACAGTTAAACCAGAACGCCAAGAACCCCTTCAATGGCCACTAAGGCTGTCCGCCTAGCCTATTCTCCACGGACAGCCTTCAAGGCCTTCCACGAGCGGACCCAGCGCTGGGCCGCGATGGTGGTCCACCGGCGGGCCGGAAAGACGGTCGCCTGCATCAACGACACGGTAAGGGCCGCGATCACCAACCCACGCGCCTTCCCGCCCCCGGCCTACGGCTACATCGCGCCCTTCCGCTCGCAGGCCAAGAAGGTCGCGTGGTCCTACCTCAAGCACTACGCCCGGCCCATCATCAAGACCATCAACGAGGCTGAACTGACGGTAACTCTCGTCACCGACGCCACGATAAGCCTCTATGGGGCTGACAATCCGGATGCCATGCGCGGCGTCTTCTGGGACGGCGTCACCTGCGATGAGTACGGCGACTTCAAGCCCTCCGTCTGGGGTGATGTGATCCGTCCCGCCCTCGCTGACCGGCAAGGATGGGCCGTTTTCATCGGCACGGCCAAGGGAAGAAACCAGTTCTACGAACAGCTCGAACGGGCCAAGAAGAACACCAAGGAATGGTTCTTCATGGACCTGAAGGCCTCGGAAAGCGGCATCCTCCCGAAAAGCGAACTCGACGACATCCGCGCCCAGGTCGATGAGGACCAGTACCTGCGCGAGATGGAAAACAGCTTCGACGCCGCCATCAAGGGGGCCTACTACGGAACCCTCATGCGCGCCGCCGAGGAAGACGGCAGGATCAGGTCAGTCCCCTACGACCCATCCGTGCCGACCCACACGGGATGGGACCTCGGCTATCGAGATGACACGGCCATCTGGTGGTACCAAGTGGTCAGGGGCGAAATCCACTTCATCGACTACTACGCGGTCTCCGGTGCGGACATCGAGGCCATCTGCAAGGTGGTCAAGGACAAGCCATACCACTACGGAACCCACTTCCTGCCCCACGACGCCCGCGCCAAGACCCTGGCCTCCGGGGGCAAGTCAGCCATCGAGCAGATCGCCGCGCACTTAGGCTTCAACTCGCTGAGGATCGTGGCCGACATCGGCGTGCAGGATGGCATCCAGGCCACCAGGCTCATGCTGCCGAGAAGCTGGTTTGACGCCGAACGCTGCTACGAGGGGACCGAGGCGCTGAAGCAGTACCAGCGTGAGTACGATGAGGACAAGAAGGCCTTCCGCGAGACGCCCCGGCATGACTGGACCTCGCATCCCGCCGACGCCGTCAGAATGGTCGCGGTGGCCGTCAAGGATGAGCCCGGAAAACCAAGTCCTCGCGCCGAGCGCCCACTCATGGTAGGCCACACCAACATGGCGACACTTGAAGACATGTATGCCGACGCAAAACAGCGCAGGCGACAGCGGATTTAGACCGGGATGGGGAAGTAATGGGCGGTCCTAGACCTATCGTTGGTGAAGAACTTGAGCGGTTGGCCGCCTCCGCCCCGACCAAGGCCCATGGCGACATTATCCGCCGTGATGGCGCGGTCGATCTCTCCGGAATGGACACCACGGAAGCTGCCGAACTGCTATTGACCGGCTGGAGAAAACAACGAACCGCCGAGCTTGTTGAGCAAATCAATGCCGCTGCGGCTGAGTTGGCGCGACTGAAGTAGATGGCCGTCCCACCGACCCCGGAACTCAAGAAATGGCTCGACACCGTTCGGGCCTATGACAATGAGTTCAAGAAGTGGACGGGCCGAGTCGAGAAGATCATCCGCAAGTACCGCGACGACTCCAATCAGCTCAACAGCAACAACACCGTCCGCTTCAATATCCTGTGGTCGAATGTCCAGACACTCACCCCCGCCGTCTACGCCAAACTCCCCAAAGCCGACGTCTCCCGCAGATTTGGGGACGATGATCCTGTCGGGAGAGTCGCAGCTTCTATCCTGGAACGCGCCCTCGACTTTGAGATCGAGCATTACCGTGACTACCGCTCAGCCCTGCACAACTGCGTCGAGGATCGCTTTCTAGGGGGCCGAGGCGTCGCCTGGGTCCGTTACGAGCCCCACA